CGAAATTACGCTTATATAGAACTGGACGCTTCAGGTTATCGTAGACGCCAGATGCCTTAAGAAAAGACTGCTTAAAGTAGCGAGACATAAACTCGTCAAAGACTCTTTCGAAAGATCCCTGAGCCTCTGGCCCACCTGGATGCTCAACCGTTACGGGCTCACTGGTGAAGATTGTTTCCCCATCTTGCTCAAAGACTAAGACTGAGGAGTTTTTAGGAGCAATAGTTATTGGCTTTCCACTTTCCATAATCTTTGCTTTGTTGTAGAATGGCGTATCTGATGTACCAGAAACGGTTTCCGATTTCAAAAACTTAGACTTAAAACTTAGTCCAAGATTGCTGACTGTATAACTTATATCAAACAGTCTTCCATCTGGTGTTCCAACCTTGTTCCACTCATAGACATGTTGCAGTTCGGAAGGGTAGGCTCTTGCCTCTAAGTCTATATATGCATATAGTGCAATGACGGTTTCCTTCCCCAACTTATGAAGAAGAACCTTCTTTCCCTGCTGTACTCCATCGAGAACGCCAATAGAGTAGTTAATAATGTTCTCTAACTTTTTTTCAAAACTCCTTGTGTCGAATGTGGCTCTCATTAGAAGGAAACGTCCTGACTCTCTGTTCTACGCCAAACCATATGAAAATATTCTATATTTCCGAGGGGACTAACAATAGGATCCAAAGAAGATACCTCATAGATAGTTCCTAGTCCCACCCTTGGTCCAGAAGATTCTAGATATATTAGATTATCATTCCTGTCCCTAATGTTTGATACAAGGATATTCATTACAGAGATATGGGCATCTTCAGAGGAAGACCTTAGATCGCCTTTTGTTCTTGCTAATAGAAGGCCATTCAATTGAAGGTACACGTCTGGGGTTATATCTTGGGTCCTTTTTGATCCAAATTTCTCGGCATTGCAGACAACGGTTCTATCAAAAACCCACTCTTTTACAATCTGGCTATAGCCATTTTGGTGGATAATTGGATAAAAGATGTCCGCCTTCATTGGATATAGAAAGTCGTTTTCACAGGATTCTGCCATTACAACATCCTAGGTCTTGACATCACCTGAAGGTACTTCTTTAATATCTTATCGACAAGGATGTTTCCTGTACCGTCAAGGATTTGAGCGAAGTATTCAACTTTGAATTGGTCAGTCTCATAGTCTTTGACGTACCTCTTGTATTGGTCAAGTTTTCCACATCGAATATCATTAATCAACATCCTTGTAGCATCTTGAATATCATATGGTACTACAGGATACCCTGTTTCTAGTAAGAAGACGTAGTCTGTTCCCTCTGGGAAGCAACCTCCACTCATAATCGTTTGGACGTTTTGGCTGTCGGAGGTATCGAATGGCCCGATTGAGTCTGACGCTCCTAGAGGCATCTTTGCAGATCTTCTTTCTAACCTATTTATTGCACCTGTGTTTCCAACAATATCTTTGGTGATGGCGCTCTTGTCTGCAATAATTACATAGTTTGTAGTTCCGACTGCGGGGGCTTCTAGAGATGAGTCATAGACTAGGACTGAGTTCTCATAGGCCTTGAGAATCTTATTGGTCTTTCCCCACAGAGGTATGTAGTCTGTTCCTTGACCAACTACCTCCATATACTTCTTTTTATTATAGAATCCTCCAGTAACAGAATCAATTATTGCTCTAGCCAAGGATTCGTCAGTTGTATACTGATCAATCTCAGTCGCTGTGGTCGCCAATGTTGCAGGATTTATATATGGACGAGAAATATCAAGGTTGTCCTCTATAACAATATCTCCTCTGACGAGATCTACTCCAGAATCTAACATATCTATATAGACCGTGAGAGCATAAGATTTGTCATACTTCACCAGTTCGCCTGTTAAAGAGTATTGAATAACGCTTGTAGCGTCTGAGGTTATGGAAACTTCGAGTTCTGATTGCTCCTCGATATTTTGAATTACAAGGATGTAGGCCGTTAAGGCATCTGGGACAGTGTACTCTACCAGTAGTGGGTATGGGGGAAGTCTAAGTATTAGCATTTATTTACCGTAATATCCAGAGACTTCTTCTGGTGTTGCACTACGCACAGACTTGTGGGTAAGCCACTTCTCTAGGTGTTCCATCGTCACAATATTGTATCCCATCTTTAAGTTACCAACGCCGTTCCAGTGGAGATTTCTCTTTGAGAAGACTGCCACTTTGTCATAAACAACTGCTACTTCTTCTGCCTTATCTTCTGGGATAAAGGCTTCTATTACTTTGAGCATATCATCTTTTTTGGTAGCCTCTGATAGGTCTATCCCGTTCTTTTTTGCATAAGACTTAAGTTCAAAGACTGTTTTTGTCAATAAAGTATCAATATTCATCTAGTATCCTCCTGAGTAAATTATACCAGAATATGAAGAAAGGGGACAGATTTTGTCTGTCCCCTCCCTCCTAGATGATAATTACAGATTATGAGTCTGAGATATCATGGTAGGCAACTGCATCGAGTTCCTCCCATTGCAATCCAAAGCGGATGAATACTGTGTACTCAATCGTATCTTTCTTTGGCTTGTATTCGCGGTTAACAGTGATGTCGCGTTGTAGACCCCATACACGGTTCTGAGGGAATGTTAGATCAACATATCCTGCAGGGTAGTAAGGAACTTCCATGACATCGATGCCTAGAACGCGAGTAGTACGCGCTCCACCGAAAGTCTGTGCAGCGCCGTCAAGATATGACTGGCGGTTGCGCTCTGTTCCACCAATTGCTGGTGAAAATGCCTCTGCGATAGCATCGGCTAGTGTACCGTTATTTTTAACGATATTCTGGAATACATCTGTACCAGCGTAGAACTTAAGACCAGTCTTGATTGCGCGATACTTACGTGGCAGAGCCAGGATAATATCTTGCAATGCTGGAGTAGTCCAGTTTCCGTCAGTAAGGACCGTTACGGCCTCATGTGCGTCTGCGTCTGTTACTTTCTTAACGAAACCTTCCATGATTGAAAGGAAGTCTCCAGTTGATCCGTCACCATTAATGGCAAGATCTTCGATGTCATTTGCAAAAGCAGATGTCATCAAACGGACTAGGTGATCTTCAAGAGCATTACCCTCGATACCATCCTCTAGAGATTCTGTAGAAAGTTCCCAGTCCAGGCGAATCTTCTTTGTTGTAAGTTCTACCTTTGTGAAAGTAGCACCTGCGTTTGTGTAGTTAGGACTTCCTTGCGCTGCCGCACGAATTACACGCTCTCCAACGTTGACCTTTTCGATCTCGATTGTGTTTGCTTTCATTGTAACTTTGCGACCATCTTTGGCGAGGACAGTTCCATCCCACACATAATCGATGAATCTACGAGCCTGCTCTGGCGCGAGGATACCACCTGATACTCCAGTTGGATTTACAGCGTTTGGGCCTGTTACAACTCCAAAGTTTGCTGTGGCAGTTTGACCTAACGCTACTGCTGGGCTTGTGGCTCCATCAGCGTCTGTTGCGGTTGCACCACCAACGTTTCCTGATACTGTTGCACCTTGGGAGTTAATTTCTGCTCCTGATCCACCAGATCCTGGATAGTTCTTTACTATATCTTTTTCCGACATTTGTTCACCTCCTAGTGATTTCATGCTTATCGTAATAGGTCGGCGGATTTGAGGAAACTACCGCCCCATAGGGATTTTTGAGCCTGAACGGGCTCTAACTGCACGATCTCGCCTAGATCGCCAGACTTGCGGAAAGCAGTATCTGCATCTAAGGCATCTACTCGCTTGCCAAACTCATTGAACTCATCTTTAACTGCTGTAACGTTTGAAGTTACAGAGTCTATAGACTTTGTTAGACCAGCAATCTGTTCATTGATTGCTGTGATTACTGTTGCTAGATCGCTAAAGGCTGATGTTAGACTCTTCTGAATTTCGGCAACTGCTTCTGCAACTACCTCTTCAGACTTAGACACATTTGCTTTTGCCTTATCCTTTTCTTCTGCATCTTCATCTGCTGGTACTTCAGCGTCTGCCATTGCAGGAGTTTCTTCTTCATCCATCATTGGCATAGGCTTTTCTGCCTTTTCAACAACTTCTGTTTCGGATCCGACTATTGCCTCTGGAGCGGCCTCTGATTTATTAATCTCTGCATCTGTAACGACATCTTCTGTTACGACTGCATCTGTATTTTCTGTCATTGGACTAACCTCCTTTGTCATCTTAATTGCACTAATGCCTTTAGCACTATCAACTAAGAACTTTATCATTTCTACATTCTCACTATCACTCTTTTCAACAAATCCAATGTTCTTCATTTCTTTTCCACTTGAAGGACTTTTTTCTGATTCATTGCCTGACAGTAGAACGATTCCTGCCTCTGGATCCCAGAAGACATTCTCTATTTCAATATCTGCAGAAGATCCAGAAAAGACAGATTCTCCGTCTACTTTCTCAACAGAGATAATGCTTGCAAACTGATTAGCAGGACTATCTACCAGAGATAACTCATAGAGTTCATAATCCTTAATTATACGGACTGTCTTATTCATATCCTCGTTGAAAACATCATCATAATCCTTGATATTTCCGCCGATGGAGAATCCTGTATATGTTCCATCTAGAACCTTTTCCCAAGCATCCTGTGCTCCCTTTGAGACATAAGACGAGACAAAAATTCCCTCATAAAACTTCTTTGTGTTAGGATCAAAGTATCTATCCTCTTTGAAGGAGATTACCTTTCCTACTGCTGATGGTTGATGCATTTCTCTTAGATTCCCCCGAAAATTTTGGAAGGCTCTTACGCTAGCATCTTTAGAAACGATGTCTTTTTGCTTATCTAGGTTGTCGAGAGTTGCGAATCCAGAGACGATTCTTCGCTCGACATCCACTTTCCCAATAGGCATCGATAGGCATACTCGATCCTTCTCGGTGCTCCAGATTGCTTTATTTATGTTCATATCGAATCTATTATACCAAACTTTTTTAATATTTTTACTTATTCTGCGGAACGGCCCTGCCCTTTAGGATTTCTTCCAGAGACCGTTGCAGGACCATCCGATTGGGAATTTGTCCTTTCCGTGGCTCTCTCAGAGTTACCCGAAAGTGTTGCTTTTGCGTCTGCGACTTCTTGAGGCTTTAACTCGAATGGCTTATCGCCACCTTCTCTTTGTGGAAGATCGATTATCTGTCGAGCCTCATTTGGAAGCATAATCTGGGTTTTTACGTATCTTTCTAGTATCTGAGACTGTGCAATCTCATCTGTCAGAGTAAGTTCGTTAAATTTGAGTTCTAGAACGTCGGTTTTTTCCTTGATAATCTTGCTGATAACCTTCTCTAGATGGTTCTGGGCTGGACGAGCGACCTGCTCCTTGAACGTTCTATCCTGCGATAGTGCCGCTGCGAGCCCTCCCTCATCTGCTCCACCAATTTTAGAAATTGGCACTTGGTGAGCAATGAAGATGTCGTCCCTATTGGCTTTACGATATTCCTTGAAAGATCCGTCTTGAAT